AAGAGTAAAGTCCTCCTTGTTGCCAAATAGTTTCCATACTATTTCCAACAACTGCATTTTGTCCGAATTTATAGACTTGTTTGTAGCTAGGAGATAAAGCTCCACTAGAAACATTAAGATCAAAAGGATTTTCAAAATTTACATTATTACAGGACATGTTAGCAACCAAACCTTGAATTATACCAAGTAAATCTTTCTAGTTCTTTTCTTAAATCATCTTGATATGAAAAATTTAATTCAGTTTTAATTGTATCTACTGCACGAAGAATCTGTCTTTGGTTTTCAACATCATATTCTTCTTTTGGTTCTGGTATGTATGAAGTTATTCTAGCCATTATCTTCTTCCATCTGGTTTGATATCTACTCTTAATGTTCCATAACGCCAAGTCTCACCTATAGCATCATTTTCTATTTTAATTGCAAGTAGTCTTCCTCTAGCTCTAGTGTCTACTTTATCAGTAGAATTGGTAATTGTAAATGGTCCAAGAGGTGAACTAGATGCTGTGTCACTTGGATAGTTATTTAGTAGTAATGTCACTTTTGAATTACCAGTTAATACTTTAAAATCAGGTATAAATCTTTTCATAGACATAATAAACTCACCATCACCTCTTAAATCAGCAAGACCTGTTGTACCACCTAACGCGCTACGTCTTGCAGATATATCAAAATCACCAGATTGTATAAACGCATCAATAGAAGTTGTGCCCGATGAATCGACTTGATCGGTTCCGGTTTCATGAGCATAATAAGTTGATGCTCCATATTTTGCAGTAATACCTTGTATTGGAAAATTAGGTACAGCTGTTGAATCATATTCGGTTGCATATGGTAAATCAAATACACCTGTGTCTACATAACTGGTTCTAGCAAGTGATGATGTTGTCCAACAGTTTTCTCCGTAATTATAAGTTACACATCTATCGATTTGATCAGATCCTGATTTTGCATAAAACCAATTTACTTCATTATATAAAGTATTGTGTTCTGCATAAACAATCTGACCTGCATCATAATTTAAACCTAAATTATCTCCTGTAGTTGTAAACACAAAATCTTCAACTAAACAAGGTATTGCTTTTACGGTACCATCATACATAAAAAATCCACCTTCGCCTGACATCCAAAAAACAACACCATTAGAATAAGTGAGTGCATGTTGACCAATTAAACCACAGTTTGTACCAACTTGTTTAACACTAAATGTAAATGGTGGACCAACGAATTGAATTACATATGCAGAACTATCGGTTAATACTAAAGTATAATCTTTACCAGATACTGCTCCTACAATTTCATTACCTTTATCTACCCTAAATGTTCCAGCAGTATTGGTTGCTGTTGGAGTATAAGTATTAAAATCTTCTTGATTTGAAAATCGTATAAACATTGGATCTTGTGTTGATGTATCACCAATTGTTGTTTCTGTTCCAAAATGAAATACATGTCTATCTCTGTCTGATACTTGTGTTAATCTTGATGCAGTAGGTGCACCGCTCATAACTGTTGCTCTATTTCCTCTAGGAGTTGCTGCGCCCGCATCCCAAGTAAATGTTTTGCCATTATGAATAGTTGCAACTAATATTTGACCAAAGTTATCTAAACTCCAGAAGCCTGGATCCAGAACTACGTCACTGGTTGTACGCTCCGTGCCCCAGGTTGATGCACTATATGTATCTGTTCCCCAACCATAACCTGCAGTTTGAAACGTTGGACCAACTATTATATAAGGATCAATTTCTGCAGACCCTGTTCCAGAAGTTGTAGCTGCTGAATTAGATGGCATCGTAATCTCAAAAGTATTATCTGTTGAATTTAATACTTCAAAAGTGTTATCTGTAAAATCTGTTGTTGCGTACCCTGATCCAGTTGGAACTGTAACACTAGAAAATGTCACATATCTTCCATCAGATAAACCGTGACTAGTTTTATTGACTGTAACGGTTGGTGAACCGGTTGAAGCATCAAAGTCAGCTCCAGTGATTGCTGTATCTAAAGGAGTAATATCATAAAAATCTTCACCGTAGTATAAAAATAAACCTTGTGAGGTACCAATAGCGGTATACTTTTCACCTGCTAAAGATGTCCATGCATGCTGTGCACGTGCCACACCGGGTAATGTTTTATATTGTATAGTCAATTGATTCCAACCACCTATTTTTTCAGGTAATCCATATCTAAATCTAACAAAATCACCATCAACCCATTGAGATTCGGCTCCAGAATCTGTGACCATCTTGTTAAAACCAGGCTTGAAATTTAATTTTTGTAGCATATAGTAGAATATATATTAGTTTTATAGAGAATGAAAGTAACATAAATTATGTCTTATAACCACAAAATATCAGATCTAAAGTACAGAATCAATGGATTAGTTCCTAAAATTACTTGTAAAAAAATTATAGACATATTTGAAAAGTATCCTGAATTATCGGCCCCAGAACAAAGTTATAAATATAAAACTAAAAAAATAAAAGAAGATAATTTTAGCTGTCTAAATTTGTCTAGAGTAGGTAATCCTAATGAAGATATACTATATGCCTTAAATGAAGCTAAAAAATACATATCTATAATGATAACTAACTATGTATTATATATTAAATCTAAAAAAATATCTCCTACTTTTAGTAATGTTTTAATAGGTAGCAGTGATAACATTAGAATTTTAAAATATGAAGTAGGACAATCTATAGAAGATCATTGTGATGTTAGTGCAAATATAAGAGCGTCTTGCACATTAAATTTAAACGAAGACTATGAAGGAGGTGAGTTTAGATTTTTTGATGGTCAAATTAAAGATTCATATAAAACAGGAGACGCTATGATATTTCCCGCCGAACCAATTTGGATTCATGGCACAGAACCTATAACAAAAGGAACACGTTACTCTATTAATTGTTTTCTGTTTGATGTAAACTTAGATAAAATTATTAAACATGAAACTAGTATATAAAATACCTAATAAGTTATATTACATAGGAAATTTTTTAGATTACTCTACATATAAAAAATTACATTATGATGTTTTTACTTTTAAAAAAAATAATTTAAAATCAACTAAAAAAGATTGGGAACCAGAATTAAAACATGGATATAAAAATTGTGTGGATAAAGCAGGTTTAGATAAAAATTATTTACCTTTTCAAAAAATAAAAATTTTATTAGAAAACAATCCATTTCACAGAATTAACTTTAAAGGAGAATTTAAACCTGCGATTCATTCAATGAAAGATGGAGCAGGTATTAATTGGCATGATGATAGTGGTCATATATATGGAATTACTTATTATATAAATCGTAGATGGCATATTAAGTTTGGGGGAGAATTGATGTTTTCATATGAAAATAATAAAGGGTTTATTCCTATTTCACCAAATTCTTTATTAATAATAAAAGCCCCTATGATGCATAAAGTAGCCCCTGTTTCTAAATCGTTAGTTCCAAGAAAAACTATACAAATATTTGTAGAAGGTAAAAAATAAATGACTTTAGATTTAAAAGTAAAAGATAATTTTTTTACAAAAAAAGAATATGAAATTATATTTAATAATTTAAACAAAATTTATTTCCGCCCTTTGGCTAATAAAGATTCACTTTTTGCTGCTTCTCATCCTTTTGAACCAGATAAACAAAATAAATGGTTATTTGATAAAATTAAAAAACAATTTTTTCCAAATAAAAACTTAAAAGTAAAGATTTGTAGAATTGATATTCGTCACAATAATAAAAAAGTATTAGCACATTTTGATAAAGAAGATACTGATTATAATTGTTTAATATATATAAAAGGAAAAGAAGTGCTTTATAATGGAACAGGATTTTTTTATGAAAATGATTTAAATACTTACATAGGATTTGTTGAAAATAGGGCTTTATTTTTTAACGGCGCTAATGTATTACATAGTGATTTACAGGCTTTGGGACCTAGTTCTGCAAGATATACATTAAACATTTTTTATAAAAAGGAGAAAAATAAATGAATGAAAAAACTGTAAATATAAATAATTTTATAGGTGTTTATGATAATTACATTACTAAAGAGGAATGTAATAACGCTATTAAATTATATGAAGAACAAAATAAATTTAAAAACACTGTAAATAGAATAGGTGGAGAAAAAGCATCTATACTTCATAAACAAGACCAACAATTTTTTGCAGCATCTAATAATATTGATGTTTGGTGGGAATATCTAAAACCTATGATGCTAAATTTTGATTTAGCTTGGAATCATTATATTCAAAATACTGGAGCAAAAGATGCTTATAGTGTTCCTTTTCATTTTACATGTTTAAAAATTCAAAAAACTTTACCTACAGAAGGTTATCATGTTTGGCATATTGAACATGATAAAGGTTTTGAAAATGAGCCTAGAGCTTTTGTTTTTTCTATATATTTAAATGATGTAGAAGAGGGTGGAGAAACAGAATTTTTGCATTTTTCAAAAAGAGTAAAACCTAAAACAGGCAGAATAGTTATTTGGCCTGCAGGTTTTCCATATCTACACAGAGGAAATTCACCTTTATCAGGTGAGAAATATCTTTTAACTTCTTGGATGTTGTTAAGATAATTATGAGGAATAAGAAGTAGGTCTTGCGCCTATTCTAGCTATTTTTTCTGCTTCAGTTTCACCATCTAAAGTTTGTTCATCCCAATTAGATTGAAGATAAGACAAATGAGAAGCATCCCATTTGTCTATAAACTGATTTCGAAAATCACCTAAATTAGCATCCACCCATGAAGTATGAGGTGTAGTATCTCTATATTCTACAGTATCATTGTGATCTTCATTATCTGCAATGTATTGAATTGCCCAAATGTTTGACCACTTAGGGTCATTCCAAAAAGAGTCATCATTTATTACATAATCAGTTCCAGCAGAATCACCGCTTTGTTTAATAATTTTTTTGTCTTCAAATATTACTGTCCATGTTGCGTTAGTTGCCATATTTTCTCCTACGTCTTAATTATATAAATTACTGTTAAATAAGGTTGTAATACAGATGTTGCATCACCAGAAAAGTTTGCACTCATGTTATGAGCGTGACCAGAACTAGAACCCTGGGGTCCACCTGCCCAAGGTGCAGCAGAAGGACCAGGAGCTTGGTTAGCAGGTAATATGCTTCCTATTTGTAGAGCTTGACCAGCATTAGGTCCAGGATTTCTATAAGGAGCTGCATTAGGGTGAGGGTGAGCTGCAAGTTGCGCTTGCGATAAAGTTGCATTTGCTGTTGAACCACCAACGTTTCCAGTTGAAGTAACTGTGTTCGCTCCACCTGTTGATCCTATAGATTTATTATTTGATTTTCCAATCGGTACGTTATCTTGTAAATCTGGTACGTTAAAAGTTGTTGAGCCATCGCCTGCACCATAAGTTGTGCTTATGATTGCAAATAAATCTGCGTAAGTTGTTCTTGAAACAGCTGCACCATTACACTCTAAGAAACCTGATGGGACAGATGCATCTGACCACGGCACAATAGTTGCTGTAGGTATACCCTCGATACCTGTAAGGTTTGCTCCATCAAAATCGTATTTAGTTGCTTCGTAATTTGACATATTCTATTTCTCCCTATAAGTCCAACCTGTTGTAGCATCTCCAGAATAAACTAAGCTAAAACCAGCACCTTGTGTACTAACTGTAAGGTCAGATGCACTATTAGCTATATTAGAAGAATTTCTACCAACAGTCAATGCGTTAGTATTAAAATCGTATCCTTGATCTATAAATGAAACTTCATCACCTGCACTTGGAGAAGCAGGTAGAGTAATTGTAAATGCTCCGCCATTTGTATTTGCTAAAATTTGAGCTCCAGCTTGAACTGTTTCAGCCGCTGTTATTGCTCTCCATTTTCTAAGTTCACCTGCTTTTACAACATTAGTTCCATCAGAATATAATGTGTAAGTGTGACCTTCACATAAAAGTACACCTGTTCCAGATGTAGTTTTAAAAGTTAGAGTAAAACCTGCATGATCACATGCATCTTCAACAAGATAAGTTTTTTCAACTGAATCAGGAATAGTAACATTTAAATTACCTTCAAGAGTTCCTGTTAATTTAATAACTTCATTTTTACCATTTGATAAAGCACCATTTGTAAAAGTTAATGCTCTAGATGCGTTAGTTACGTTAAATGCGTCATAACCACCAATAGCTTGTTCAAGAATTAATAAGTTTGTATTTGTAATCTGTCCCCAAGTTCCTGAATTTTCTCCAGTTGCTTGTACAGTTAATTTTAAATTAGCTGATGTTGAGTTTGCCATATTTTTAAATTCCTTATAACGTTTATTTTATAAAATTTATGCAGCTGTGTCAACTTCTGTCCAAGTAGGCGCTGTACCTGTATTTACTTGGTTCCATATCAATGTTCTATTAGTTCCTAGAGCCATTGTCAAGCCTATTCCTGTGGTATTAGTAGTAGCCTCTGCAGTAATTGTAACACTTCCAAGGTTAGCTGACATAGCTATTCCAGTCACATCTGCAAGAGTTACAGCATCTAAATTACCTACCCCTAGACCGGCTGCAAAACCTTCTCC